GCCGAGTGGGAGCATGTCTATGTCCTACGGCGTACCGACACCTGGCGCGTATCGCTGACCATAGCCGATGGCGAGATGGCAGCTTGGACGGCAAAAGGCGTTCAGCTCTGATCGAATGCTGCCGCTCAACCATTCCCGAAATACCGTCGCTGCAAAAACCGGCAGGCCGCAACCTCGGCTATCGCCACCTTCGTTCCCGAAAGCAGCCAGTCGGCAATCCACCAATAACGGACATACTGGCTGGGTGTGAAATCCCATCTCACACCCAAGCATGATGGCGCTGCCCCGACCTGACCGACGACATGGCCGGATGGCCGATCCGTCAACCTTCACCGCTGTCGACCTGTCACGCCTGCCGGCGCCGACCATCGTCGAGATCCTAGATTTCGACACGATCTACGGCCAGATGCTCGCCGCGCTACAGGCGCTCGTGCCAGCGTTCGATGCCACGGTCGAATCCGATCCCGTCATCAAGCTGTTGCAGGTCGCCGCGTACCGCGAAATGCTTCTGCGCGCGCGAGTCAACGATGCCGCCCGCGCCGTCATGCCGGCTTATGCGCTGGGTGCAGATCTCGATAACCTCGCTGCGCTGATGGGCGTTGTCCGCCTCGTCATAACGCCTGCGAATGCAGGCACCGGCGCCCCCGCGGTACTTGAAAGCGACGACGACTTCAGGCGCCGCCTAGTGCTGGCGCCCGAAGGCTATTCGGTCGCCGGGCCGGAGGGCGCGTACATTTTTCACGCGCTGTCAGCGTCGCCGGACGTGCTCGATGCCAGCGCCACCAGTCCGGCGACCGGCGAGGTACGGGTGACGGTGCTCGCACGCGCCGGGAACGGCACCGCTTCGCCCGCCCTGCTGGATACGGTGCTCGCCTATGTGTCCGCCGAAACACGCCGGCCGCTCACCGATCGCGTAACGATCCGCTCGGCTGAAATCGTCGAATATGCGGTCGACGCGCAGATCACGACCTTCGCCGGACCAGATGGCTCGATCGTCATCGTCGAGGCTCGCAACCGGCTTGACGCCTATGTCGCCAATTCACACCGCCTCGGCCGCGACATCACCCGGTCGGGGATTTTCGGTGCGCTGCACACCGAGGGCGTGCAGAACGTCGTGCTGACCAGCCCGGCCGCCGACATCGTGCTCGACCGCACACAGGCCGGCTGGTGCACCGCGGTCTCCGTCGTCCATGCCGGGCTGGGCGAATGACGTTGCTGCCGGCCAACGCAACCGCGCTCGAGCGCGCGATCGAGACGAGCATGGCGCGGATCGGCGACGTCGCGGTGCCGCTGCGCTCGCTTTGGAACCCCGATACCTGTCCGGTCGACCTGCTGCCCTATCTCGCCTGGGCGTTGTCGATCGACAGCTGGTCGAGTGGCTGGTCCGAAACGGTCAAGCGCGCCCGCGTCCGCCAGGCGCTGGCGATCCAGCGCAGCAAGGGCACGTCCGCGTCGGTGCGCGATGTCGTCGCCTCGTTCGGGGGCGTCGTGGCGCTGCGCGAATGGTGGCAGATGACGCCGCCCGGCGAGCCGCACACCTTCAGCCTGGTGCTCAACCTGACCGATGACGCTGGCGCGCCGGTCGATGCCGCGTTCGCCGATGCCGTCATCGCCGAGGTCTACCGCACCAAGCCGGTGCGCTCGCACTTCACCTTCAGCCAGGCACTCAGCGCGACCGCGGGCATCGTCCCTGTTGCCGCAGCCCGCCCTGCGACCTTTGCCCGCCTCACCATGACCGCCCCTGCGGCCTGACCCGGAGAGATCATGTCGATCACCTTACGCATTACCGACGCCGGCCGCGCAGCGCTCGTCAACGCCGCCCATGACGGCACCAACGCCGTCCGGATCGCGAGCGCCGGGGTGTCGCCCACGGCGATCGTTGCTTCGGGCGACACCGCCGCGCTGCCGGGCGAAGTGAAGCGCATTGCGACCGTCTCGGGCAGCGCGATCGCGGCGGACGTCATCCACCTGGTCGTGCGCGACGAGAGCGCCGACACCTACACGGTGCGCAGCTTCGCGCTCTACCTTGCCGACGGGACGCTGTTCGCCAGCTATGGCCAGCCGACGCCGATCATCGAAAAGTCGAGCGCCGCGCTGCTCCTGCTCGCGGTCGACGCAACGCTCGTCGATATTGCAGCAGACCATATCACCTTTGGCAGCGCCAACTTCCTCAACCCGCCCGCGACTGCTGATACTGCCGGCGTCGTCGAGCTGGCGACCGAGGCCGAAGCGATGGCGCTGGCGGATGCGGTGCGCGCGCTGACACCCAAGACGATGGCGTCGATCTTCACGGCCGCCAATATCCTCGCCCGTTTGCGCCAGACCGATGGCGCAGGGTCCGGGCTCGATGCCGACCTGCTCGACGGCTTCGACAGCAATGCGGTGCTGCTCGATCGCGGCAGCATCCCGACCGCGGCACTCGATAGCGCGCTTGCGAATGGCACCTACCGGGTGGTCGGATCAACCAATTCGCAAAGCCTGCTGGTGTGGACCAACGCCAGTTCGGTCGGCACCGTGCAAATGTATTTCAGCCATCTCGGCGACATGCAGTGGCGCAACCGGACCGATGGGGGCAGCTGGTCCGCCTGGCGCACGATCTGGCATTCGCTCAACGACGGGGCCGGCTCCGGACTCGACGCCGATCTGATCGACGGGTTCGACAGCACGGCGATACTGGTGGACCGGGGCGCGGTCACGACCGCCTCGATCGACAGCGCGGTCGCCAACGGGACGTACCGCGTGGTCGGCGCCTCCAATTCGCAAAGCCTGCTTGCGTGGACCAATGCCAGCTCGGTCGGCACGGTGCAGCTGTATTTCAGCCACCTCGGCGACATGCAGTGGCGTAACAAGACCGATGGCGGGATCTGGTCGGCCTGGCGCACGATCTGGCATTCACTCAACGACGGCGCGGGCTCCGGGCTCGATGCCGATATGCTCGACGGCTTCGACAGCAATGCAGTGATGCTCGACCGGGGCAGCATCGCCAGCGGGTCGATCAACGGCGCGGTCGCCAACGGCTCGTACCGCGTGGTCGGCGAGGCCAACTCGCAAAGCCTGCTCGCCTGGACGAACGCCAGCTCGGTCGGGACGGTGCAGCTCTACTGCACGCACCTCGGCGACATGCAGTGGCGCAACAAGACCGATGGCGCGAACTAGTCGGCCTGGCGGGCGATCTGGCATTCGCAGAATGACGGTGCCGGCTCCGGGCTCGATGCTGATCTGCTCGATGGTCAGGACGGCAGCTATTATTCCAACATCGCCACCCGGCTTGGCTACACGCCGCTCGACGCCAGCAGCTACAGCGCGGGCGATGTCCGCGCCAAGCTGCTCTCGGTCGATGGCGCGGGGTCTGGTCTGGACGCCGATCTGCTGGATGGCCGCCACGCCAGCGAGTTCGCCCTGCTGTCAGGCGCAGCCTTTTCCGGTCCCATCTCAACCACGGGTCCGGTCACGGCTTATGTCGCCGGGCGGGGCGGCGCAAAGCTCGAGGCGCCCGGCGACACCAATCCGGGTTATGTCGGCCTGTATGACGGTGCGGGCAATCGCGTCGGGTTTGTCGGCTATGCTTCCGGTTCGCGCCTGACCCTCTCGGCCGAGCGCTCGATGACCGGCTGGGCGGTCATCGGGGATCTGCTCATTGCCGGTGCCCCCGCCTGGCATGCCGCAAATGATGGCGCAGGGTCAGGCATGGATGCCGATCTGCTCGACGGCCGCCACGCCAGCGAATTCTCGCGCGTCACAGCGTTCAGCTCGGCCGCAAACGGCTACCGGGTCCATGCCGACGGCTACAAGGAATGCTGGGGGTCGACATTCGTCGGCGCGAATTCGTCAGCGGTCATCGGTCTGCCCGTCGCGCATAGCGCCTGGTGCGTGCCGACCGGCTCCTGCAGCATCGCCCAGGACGAGGCCTCGATCGGCGTCGTTCAGGTCAACGGCGCGCCGCCCGACAGCTTCACCGTGCGCAACCGCAATCCCGTCGCCACGACATTCTTTTGGCACACCCGCGGCGTCTGAGCCGCATCAACGAGGAACGACCATGAAGATCAAAATCGGCAAATATGACAGCGCCGCCCGTGTGGTGCC